ATGCTTCTCTAGCTTAGGTGCCTCATGGAGACACCATTGCAGCCCTTCATAAGATCCTCGTATTTCAGAGTATCCGCTGATGCGAGCCACATCTGCCAGCAGACTAATATATGTGCGTTCAATCGAATGCATATTACATGGAGTACCACGTAGCCTGGCCATTCTTACGAAGATAGAGATCCGCAAGGATCGTCTAGCTTCCGCCTCATCAAGAAAACGAGAATTACTTCTCGTCGTTCAAGATGTCCTCAATATGATCAGCGTCCGCGATCACTGCACGAGCCGTCGCCACAAGAGTGGTGATTGAAGCTCCAGCAGCAGTCGACGGAACTTGAAATGTGAACGAAAACGAAGATATAATCTTCGCGTTGTTCACATCCAGATCATGACGCTCAACGCGACAAGTATAACGTTTCCCCGCGATTTTAGTCGTGGAGTCAACGTAATCTTGGCTGCGAATGTACATCACGTCCGGGGTATTAATCCCGCGCGCAATGGACTGGCGTTTGGATTCGTCCTTGTTGTCGTAAGACTTTACAAAGACGATTGAGTTGTAGGTTTGGTCGGCATCCATGGTATTTTATTGTTGTGGTTGAAGCAAGATAGGAAACCCGGTTAGTCCGAAGGACATCACCGAGTCTTTATCTTATCCGCCTCCTTTGCAGGAGACGGATGAGTTTGTTAAACCCGCTGTGGTATTGGAGAACGGCTCAGGGTAGTATCGCTGCACTGTTCGTGCGGCGTCTGCCTCAAGCTGAAGTTTCTCTTTTCCATTAGCATGATGATTAAAGTAGGAGACCACTTGGTCAACTACTCGAATCTCATCTACAGTGAGATCTTTTCTGCAAAACGCCTCAATAAATGAGACGCTAGCAAAGCAGATTTCATTAGCGCCCCATCCCGGCGACAGCAAGAACGCTTTAAGCGCGCTAGCTGTAACTGGGCGTCGGTTGTCTAACGCACTAAGTTGTGCGCTAGACGGCTGAGGAGAGATCCTCATACCGGCTAAGGGACTAACAGGTTTAACATTAGACTTTGATGATTTCGACATTGTCGTTATCCTCAGGTTTTACACCTATCTTTTAATCACCCGATTCGCACCAGTGCGCGCGAGCGCCTGAGTGATCAAAGCTACCGAAATGGCAGCTTGATTTTTTCCGAAACGGGGCGTCCAGTTCGGCATAGCCGAACCAGACGCAAGAGACCGGTCGTAGTGATTGCACTCGACTGTACACGAGAACCGATTGAGAACGCCGCCACAAGGACTTTTAACGTCCAATGTGGCGTCGGCCGCAACCGTAGCTATGCGACCTAGTGAATGAATGAATCTCATAGGGAGAATACCCTAAGAGGTTGTCCACTGCACTAAGGGCACCTCGTACGTCAACAAACCAATCCACAACAAAGGAGAAAGGAACTAACTCCCATGCTAGACTGGCCGGTGACGTAGAGAACCGTGACATTACAGCATCCGCAGTCTTAAAGACTGAAGAATGATATTTTGTCGTTGGTTTTACTACAAGAACGTACCTGATTTGGGGAGTCTTAAGGACTCTCCCTTGCCAGGTTTGAGCAAGACAGTCTACTCCCCCCACGGGGTAGTAACTGACGTACGGATTGGAAACCAGAGACATCTTGGTGACGGCTTGTGCCGAAAACCTAGACAGCTCCATGTCTCCATGACGTTTGACACTCGCTTTTAGCTTTGGCCAGAAGCGTTGAATGCTCATAATGTCAGAAAGAATGGGAGAGATCCCAAACTTCCAGGCAAGATAAGCACCCGACGCGGTCCTCAACACTTCACGTATCTTTTTCCAGTTCGCGGCCATTTTAG